TGTAATAAGATCCTTAGCACATCTCTTATATATATCTTCTAAGCTTTCTCCTTTATTGTTTATACTAGTAACATAATCTCTTAGTCTAGCATCAGTATCTAAATCAATAGCTTCACCATTCCTCTCGAAAGTTAACCCCTCTCCACAAGTGAATACTAATTTAGATTCTAATATAGCATTATGAACACTAGATCTTTTAGCTCTTTTGGCTAGATCATTAGGGAAGATATTATTATCATCCTTAAAATATTGAACCCAATCCCCTACAAAATCTTTATCCTTATCAGTTTCTCTTGGAGCTACTGGATCAGCAATTTTTGCAACTATACCAGATTTAATTCTATTAGGTTTGATTGTGTTTCTATTCTTAGCCATAAGTAAAGATATGAAATTAAAGGGAGATCATAAGACCTCCCTAAAATGTATTTATTGCTCAAATTTAGTAGCATCAGTTGTATCCCCAGTAAACTCTCTAGGCAACTCAGCCATTTGACCTTCGAAAGCAATAGTATAACCACTCTCATCTTGTAACCCTTTTCCAGTTACAGAAGAAACAGTTACAATCATTGCTCCAGAATGCTCTAAAAATTCATCATAACCGTAAACGAAAAACTTCTGATTGAAGTCCTCTGCAACTACGATTACTTTACAAGTATTAAATAACTCTTGTAATACTTTTGCTTTAACTTTCTCTTGCTTAGGAACTTTGAAATCCCCAGAGATAGCTAATACTTTACTACCATTCTCAGCACTTGCTTCTGTGTTAAAGTCTCCAGTGAATGAGTCAAACTCAAACTTATAAAACTTAACAGCAGTAGAAGTCATTGTAACAGCAGTATAATCATGATCAGATCCAGCAGTGAATCCAGAAGTAGTATCTACATTATCTCTTTCAGTAATCCAAAGAGTTTTGATACCTCCTCTTCTGTTCTCATCAGTACATCCGATATTAATTCCAGTTGATAAAGCCATTTTATATAAATTAAACTTTTTTAAAAATAAGGGAGGAAATTAATCCTCCCTCTTAAATATTCTAGTATCCGAAAGCAATTAGCTCAGGATGTACAATTTGTGTTCCTAACATGAACTTAGCAGATAAGTAATACTTCTCATCTTTCTTCTCATACCAGAACATAACTTCGCTCTCAGGATTAGTAACGTCAGAAGCAATTACTAAATTTTGAGGGATAGTTAATACGATAGCATTTGGAGAAACAACTCCATCTTGAGGATTAGAAGTATCAGCTAAAGCACCAGTCCAAGTATATTCTTTAACTAACTCAATTCCTCTAAAAGTTAATCCCATTTGCTCACCTCTCATAACTCTTTCGATTCCAGCAGAAGCTCCAGTGTTTTCTAAAGAAGTTAATAAGTTATTGTAAACAGAAGGAGATACATAGAATCTCTTTTGAGAATCTGGAATAGACTCTAACTCTGCACCTTGATTAGCGTAGATGTTTCTTAAAGCTGTTAAAGCTCCATCAGAATCTAAAACCTCAGCAGTTTCATGAGTACTCATTGTTTCAATATGAGCTAAAGAAGCAGTAGATGCTAAGATAACTTCAAAGAATCCATCTAAAATACCATAGAAAGCATCAGCATCAGCATCTTTACCATTCCAAGCTAATTTAGGAATATCTTCTCTCATAGAGTTTACAACCATGTTTCTAATGATTTCCTCTAATACAGTTCCAGTTAAGTCATTTCTTGAAACTCCAGATTTTCTTAACTCAGCGAAGATAGTAGAATCAAACTCTGATTCGCACATCTCAACTTGTAACTTAACCTTCTTAGGAGTTACTGTTCTGTCATTTAAAGCAACTGAACCAGCCGCAGAGAATCCGCATCCAGTGTCAGCTCTTAATACTTTCTGTAACTTTGAAGGAATGTAAACGTTAGCACTTGTCTTAACGTTATCTAAAATTTGATACTCAGCGAAAGGATTAATTCCTTCTACTTGAGGAGCATAAAAAATAGGCTCTAATATTTCTCTACCACCGTAAGTATGAGAAATTCCATTTGTAATTACGTTTGCCATTGTAATCTAATTTTCTTTTTTTAAAATTTAAAATTTGAATTTAGAAGCCAATACATCTAAATTATGAGCTTCCGCAGCTTTTGGAGTTTCTACATTTGCAGTCTCTTCAGCTTTAGGAGTCTCTACTTTGTCGGCTTTCGCCTTTGCTAACTCAGCTTCTAACTCAGTAACCTTAGCATTAAGAGTTTCTACCTCAGCAATCTTAGCAGAAATCTCTTCTACTTTTGCGTTGATATCATCCTCTTTTTGGCTTAACTCGTACTTATACTCAGTCTCAAGTTCTGCCTTAGCTTTAGCTACTAATTCTTCAGCATCTGCTTTAGCAATCGTTTCTACTTTCCCTTCTTCGTTCTTTCCAAACATAGCAGAGATAGTATTACTAAGCTCTTCGAACTTAGCATTAATCGTTTCTAAAATCGTCTTTTCAGCCATTTCATTTGTGTTTTTAATATTAAAATTCGCATTAGGTAACTGCTTAGAATCAATCTTAGCATATACCGCATCTAAAGACTTAGCAGAAATCTCACTAGCACTAGTAATCTTATCTACAAAACCTTTTTCTTTAGCTTCCTCTGGAGACATCCATCTTTCTTCTGCCATTAGTTTTCTAATAGCCTCATCGGACATTCCAGTTTTAGCTTTATATATTCTTACTTGTATATCATCTACTGTATCTAATTGCTCAGCTGTATCTCTCATCTCCTCAGCATTACCCATCTCCATAGTCCATGAGTTATGGATTAAGAATAAAGCATTCTCACTCATCTCTACAACATCAGCTCCCATAGAAATTAAAGTACCAGCACTAGCAGTAAATCCAGTTACTCTAGCTGTTACCTTACCTTTAAAAGACTTTAAGAAATCGTGGATCTGAAAAGCTTGATTTGTATCTCCACCTAAACTAGATATATTAACTCTTAATCTTGTAGCTCCTAAACTTTGAACTTCAGAGATAAATTCATCAGCGTAAACGCCAAATCCCCCAATCTCTCCAAATATATTCACCTCTCCTAGACCAGCGTTAAAATTTGAATTAAACCATTTATCCATAACGTAATTATACTAACTATAGATAAATAAGTATATACTAAAAATTATCCTATTTTAAGAATCTTACCTCTGATTGCTTTCTCTGGAAATGAGTTATAACTTTATTTATTTGAGAATCAGATAGATCGTACTTTTCCTCCATCTGAATGCAGAATTTAACTCTTGAGTTTCCCCATTCGTAATAGTCCTGAACGATCATATAATTCCTTAACTTGGATGTAGGAATGATCTGGTTTTTTATACAGTAAGCAATTATATCTTCTAGGCTAGTTACATCTGTATTAGATTTTAGCCTTTCAATAAACTCATGAACTATTGACATTGTTATAGGTCTATCTGCCATTATACCTTAGATTTAAACCATTTAACTACGTTAATCCTATCTCCTCTACAACTAAAACAAGGATTCTCTCTAGGATTTAATTCTTTATAAAGCTCAAATAACCTAGATAATACTTCTTGATTAGGTCTAAGATTACTACCCAGGTTATTAAGTAAATCATTTAATTCATCTATATGATCTTCTATTCTTCCCATAGTTCTTTAGGACATTTGCTATACTTGAAAGCTGTCTTATTTTTTATTGGACATTTACAGATATCGCATTGAGGAACATTAGCTAGTTGAATTTTAAGTAATTTGAAATTATCCTTTTTATATGGACATAAATCACAACTAATTCTTCTACTAATTCTAACCTCTAAAGGAGCTTTCTCTTGCAATATAGCAAAAAAGAAATTATAGATTGAATTAAATACTTGCTTCATTCTGTATATTATTTACTTTGTTTATTTGATCTGCTGTGTCAGTTACCACATTGGTAACCTTTAAATTACCCTTAACAGCTTCTCCTATTCTATTTACTATATCATCAGATATGGTAGAATTAATACTTGTTATTGAAGATAATGGATTAGATCCTAAATTTCCTAAACTAGATAATCTAGCATCATTAATTAATCCACCTTCTGCAAATTTCCTACCTCCTCCAGCTACATTCAAAGCAGAAAGAATAGGTTTAAACATTGAAGTTGATCTCTTATTAATAACAGCTTCTCCTCCTTCTAATTCATTAACTTGTCCACCAACAGCAAATTTAACACCACCATTAGCATGAGAAGGACCATTAACCATACCACCTTGCTCAAATTTACTAACCTTAGCCTTAACAGCAGAGAATGAAGCATTAACTAACCCAGTTAAAATAGCAGCTCTAGCTAAACCACTAGCACCGAACGTAGCAACAGAATCAGCTTGAGCTAGAGATTGTGCCGTAATCTCTGCTAGTTTAATATTAATTAACCTTTGAGCTGTATCTAATGCACTTAATATAACAGTCTTACCTAAGTTTTTAAGAGTTAATTCTTGATCTGCTGCAAAACCTACAAAAGATTCCGTTAAAGTTTCTAAGCTACTAGATAAAACCTCATTCCTTTTTTGTGCTAATTCCTCCTCAGAAGATAATCCCTCTAATCTTAATCCATCAATTTGATTTTGGTATTGTTGTTCAATTAATAATCTTTGATTAGCAGTAAGTTCATCATTCTTTAATTTAATATCTCTCTCAGCTTCTAATGCTTCTCTAATTAAATCAAGATCATTCTGTGCTGTCTCTTGTATTAGTTGTGTCCTTGCTTCTGCATCAGAAACCTCTTTCTTATATTCATCATCAGCTATCTTCTCTCTGTTTTTAGCCTCGTCCTCTTTTGTTTTAGTTACAGATTTTTCTAAATCAACCTGAGCTTCTGCAAAATCTTGTTCTGCTATTCTTCTTTCTCTTACTATCTCCAGTAATCTATTAGTAAGGATCTCAGATAAACCTAAAGCTTTAGCTTTCTCATTTAATAACTTAGCATCACTTGTAGCTATTAGATCATTAGCGTTAATTTGCTGATCCGTTCCAGCTTGTAATACTTTAATTTGCTCCTGAAAAGATATATTACCTAGCCTTATGGTTTCAGCTAATAAGGATCTTCTCTCTTCCTCTGTTCTAGTCTCATCAGCTATTATTCTTTCATTAATTGTCTTTTGGTTATCAAAACCATCAATTAAGAAATCTAAATCTTGTTCTAGTTGATCCTGCTTTAATTGTCTTCTAGTCTTAGCAATATTAGCTTCTGTAATTTGAAGATCTATAAAAGCTTGTTTCTGTTTTGCTACAACCTCTAATTCAGCATCTCTAGCTTCTTCAACTCCCTGACCAGTTGCTATAGCTTGAGCCAATCTAGCTTGAGCTAACTCCCTTTCTTTCTGAGCTTGTTCTA